AGCCGGCAGTTGTGTTGAAGCGAATCATGCCGGTGGCGGGTGTTCCAGGGCGCTGTTCGGTGGTGCCGGTGGGGGCTTGGATGTATTGGTTGGTTGTATAGAAGGAGGCGGCGAGGGAGACGACGCCGCTGGAGACCGTGATGCCGGTGCCGGCGGTGACGCTGGCGTTGGAACCAGCGGGGCCGGTGGCGCCAGTGAGACCTTGAGGGCCTTGCTCGCCGGTGTCGCCCTTATCGCCTTTGTCGCCCTTGGGGCCAGTAGGGCCGGTTAAACCTGTTTCGCCCTGAGGGCCGGTTGCACCTTGGGGGCCGGTGGTGCCTTGTGGACCTTGAGGGCCGGTTTCACCCTGGGGACCTTGGGGACCAGTCGCTCCAGTCGGGCCGGCGGGGCCTGTGGCTCCGGTGGCTCCCGTGGCTCCGGTAGCGCCTGTTGAGCCGGCGGGGCCGGTCTGGCCGGTGGAGCCGCGAGGGATGACGAAGTTCAGGATGGCGGCACTGGATGTGCCGACGTTGGTGACTGTGGCGGAAGTGCCAGCGTCGCCAGTTGTGACGGTGCCGATGGCGATGGTGGCGCCGCCTTCGCCTCCTCCACCGCCGCCTCCGTTGTTGGCGGTTTCGGTGCTTAAGTTGCCGTTGATTAGTAGTTCGGAGTTGCGGGCTCGGCCGGCTAGTGCCAGGGGGCTGTCGTTCCAGCCGGTGCTGGTGCGGGGGCCGTACAGCTCGGCGGTGCGGGTGTTGATGTACCAGTCGCCTGGACGGCCTTCGGTGGTGGGGGGACCGTCGCCGGAAAGCAGGTTGTGGAATTGTTTGATGTCACGCGCCAGCTTGACCAGCGCTGTGACCTGGGCAAGCGTTAGGTATTCCTGCTTAGTGGCCATCGCTTACTGGAGCAGGGCATTGAGGAGTTGCTCCATGCGGTCGGGGGTCAGTTCTTCTTCGTCGTTTTCTTCGCCGGGGGATTCTTCGTCTTCGGATTCGTCGTCAGCGGATTCCAGTTCGCCGGGTTCTTCGTCGGGAAGGCTGCCGAGTTCCATCGAGGGGAGGATTTCGCCTTGGGTCAGGATGGCGCGGACTTCTTCCAGGGTGATGACGCCCTTGTCGAATAGGGCGGTGATGGCGGTGACGTCTTGGCCGATAAGGCGGTCGATGTCGAAGTCGCGGCTGATGCTGACTTCGGGTGGTTCGATGCCGAGGTATGCGCCAGCGAGGTCGAAAGCCTTTTGGAGGGTTTGTTCGAGGTCGAGGCTGACGGCGGCCAGCATTGAGTTGGTGTCGACGCGGTCCAGGCGGCGGGCGTCGGCAGACTCGGCGACAAACTTTTGCTGGCTCAGCGTGCTGATGCCCAGCGTGGCCATTTGCTGCTGCAGTTCGCGGATCTCGTTGGATTGGGCTTCGAAGGCGCTGGACGCGGGCTCCACGTAATAGACCTTGTTGCCGGGGGCGGTGGCCATGGCGTAGTTAACGCTGACCGCCATGTCCTTGGTCTGGTCGTCCCAGCCCTCAAGGACGAGCATCGGCTGGGAGGCGATGTGGAGGCTGTGGATGAGGTCGGCTTGGCGCTGGAAGTGGGCCAGGTTGAGGTAGGCGACGTCGATCAGCGGTGGGCGGCTGGTCATGTTGTCCACCTTGTTGGAGTAGGTGGTGACTAGGGGGATTTGACCCAGGGTGTAGGTGCCGGAGTCGACCAGTTCGTAATCGGCGGTTTGGGCGTTGGGTTCCAGGAAGCCGGGGCCGAGGGGTTGGAGGGCTTGCTTTTGGCGGTAAACCTCGTAGCGGCCAGGTTCGATGACGCGGATTTGTTCGTAGGTTTTTTCGCCGAAACGGCCCTCGGGAACGATCGCTTTTTCGTAGATGCGGACCTGGGTCAAGGTGCCGTAGGCGGCGTCGCGGTCCAGGCGCCAACCGTAGATGTTGTAGGGGTCGATTTCTACCCAGTAGGGGCGGCGGCCGAGGGCGCGTTCTTCGGCCAGGCTGCGGATTTCGGTGGGTGCGGGGAAGTCCACCAGGGTGTGGGCTTGGCCGTAGGTCAGGCTGCAGATAAGGAGGCGGCGGGCGTATTCGTCGAGATCGGAGCCTTGGCCGTCAACGTCGCGGGCAAAAATTTCGCGCCAGTAGGGGTCGCCTTCGAGGGCGATGGGTTTACGCAGAATCAGGCCGGCGGCGGCGCGGATTAGGCGTTGTGTGTATGGGGAAAAGACGGCACGGCTAACCCGGCTCATGTAAGCCCGGTAGTCCTCGCGGGGTTCCAGGGGGAGGAAGGCTTCGCTGTTTTCGCGCAGGTATTCGGTGCCGCGGGTGACGGCTTTCATGATTTCCCAGCCCTTCATCATGTCCAGCACAGCCGCTGTGCGGATAAAGGGACTGTCGCCACCGTTTTGGTACGTGGTGGAGACGATGTGAGTGGGAAATTGGCCGGGTACTGCGTAGGTCATTTAGTCACCACTTGGTGCGATCCGCCCAGTAAGCGGCTGACATTTTTCCTTTCTTGATGTTAGCCGCGTGCCTAGCTTTGAACGCCTCGCGGCGTTTGCGGTCGGCGTCGGATTCTCCAGCAGATTTGGGGGAGCCGGAGACGCCTTGTTGGCCGAAGCGGATTAGTTTTACTTCGCCGTTCTCTTTTGCAAGGACAGCGTGTGATTTAGTGGGGTGTTTTGGGGTGCGTTTGGGCTTGTTGTAGCCGTCAAATTTTTCGCCACGGTACTCAATCATCGTCGTCCTCCTCGTCGGCAGGGTCGTCGATGGGCACCAGCACTTCGATGCCCATGGCGAGCATTTTGATAAAGCTACCTAATGTTTCGGGTACAGACGGGGTTTTGAAGAGGAAGGTAGCGTGCGTGATACCCTCCTCGCCGTCGATTTCGACGTGGATGCAGTTGCCGGTGACTGTTTGGATAGTCATTCGCACCAGCGGAGTTAGATGGAGGCGGTGATGGCGCCGCTGGTAATGAAGTTGCAGGTGATGACTTCGAGTTCGCCCACCGTGGCGGTGAAGTCGGCGCTGGTGATGATGCCCGAGAAGGCGATCTTTTTGCCGCCGCTGGTGTCCAAGTACAGCTCAAAGGCTGCGTTGGCATTGTCCTCGGTGGTGAGGACGTCCTGGAGGAAGGCGGCGGTTTCGTCGGCGCTGGAGGCCGTGTACATCAGTTCGACCGTGCCAGAGCCCGAGATCAGGCCGCCGACGAACTCGCGGCTGGTGGAGCCGTGGTCAGTAACGTCGAGCGTGTCCTTGTTGATGGTCAGGGACCAGCTGCGGGTTGAGGTGATAGCAGCAGGGGTGGAGCCGTCGTTTTCGAATTTGACGGAGCCCTCTTCGCCGCGAAAAAAGGCCATAGCTGGAGCGGGGTGCTTTGCTCCAGTCTACGGCCTAAGTCGAGGGGTGTTTAGTTATTAGATAGAAGCGGTGATTGCGCCAGAGCTGATGAAGTTGACGGTGACGACTTCCAGTTCGCCGACGGTGGCGCTGTAATCGGCGCTGGTGATGATGCCGGTGAAGGTGATTTTCTTGGTGCCGGTGGTGTCCAAGAAGAGTTCGAACTGGGCGTCGGTTTGGTCCCGGGTGGTCAGGACGTCGTCGATGAAGTTGAGGGTTTCGCCCGAGCCTGGGGCGGTGTACATGACTTCGGCGCTGCCGCTGCCCGAGAGCAGGCTGCCGATAAACTCACGGCTGGTCGAACCGTGGTCGGTTACGTCCAGGGTGTCTTTGTTGATGGTGAAGCTCCAGCTGCGGGTGGACGAGACCGCGGCCACGACGCCGGAGCTGTCCTTGAAGCTGATGGAGCCCTCCTCGCCGCGATAAAAAGCCACGGGTCGTTATGCAGTAGGGGATGTTTTGAGTTTAGTTGATGATTTCTTCGACGAGTTCCAGTGCAAGGGCGACTTCTTTTTTGGTTTTTGCGGGGGTAACGGCGATGACGGCCTGTTTGGCGAGGAAGCGGGCGCAGCGGGGGTCCCAGAGATTTGGGTTGCGCTTGCCCTTGACGGCGAAGATCGCGTCAAGCATTACGGAGGTGATTTCCATGGGATTAGCCGTGGTAGGCGACGGCGATGTGGGGGACGACGTCTGGGGTGCCAGAGTTTACTTCTGAGATTCGCATACGGATTTTGGCGGCGGGTTTGCCGTCGTAGAAGTAAACGTAGGTGCCAGCTGAGTTGAT